CAAACTTCTGTTTGACCAAAGGAGACACACATGGGATTCCAACTTAGTCCAGGCGTAGAAATCAAAGAATTTGACTTTACAAACATTATTCCTGCTGTTGCTACTTCTTCAGGTGCATATGCAGGTCAATTTGTTTGGGGTCCAGTAGATGAAATTCTGACCATCTCAAGCGAAAACGAACTCGTGTCGGTGTTTGGTAAACCAAACGATGACAATGCTTCAGGATGGCTTGCTGCTGCAAACTTCCTCTCGTACGGCAACAATCTGAAAGTTGTGCGTGTAGTGGATGAAGGCACCGCTCGGAATGCAGGTGCAGCAGGATCAGGCTCAGTCACAGGATACATTCCAAACGAACAGGCTTGGGAAAACGACACACAAGCATTTGGTTTCCTTGCCAAGTATCCAGGCGCACTCGGTAATGCAATCTCGGTGTATGCATACAGTCTGGCTAGCGATCACACCACCGGCGGTATGGATATCGAAGCAGATACTGAACTACTGTACTCACAGATCTTTGATCGCGCTCCAAACTCGGTGAGCGGATTGGGAGATCAACTAACAGGTGGTTCCGCTTGGGCGCATGAGCGTGATGTGTACGGCGATGAAATCAACCTGTGCATCGTTGATCGCACAGGTGAAATCTCGGGTATTAAAAACACCGTGCTTGAGAAGTACGAAGGCGTGTCGCTGTTCGCTGCTGCAAAGAAGCCAGACGGATCAAGCAACTATATTCGCACCGTAATTAACAACAGTTCTGAGTACATTTGGATGGGTGAAGAGTTTGACATCAGCGGAGTAACCGTTGCCGATAATCTTGAACTCGAAACCGTGACTCCTGTAACCGTTGCAGGTGACCTCGCTACGGGGCGTGACGGGCATCGTCTAACAGGTGGTTCTGATGGTTCTGCTCCCTCTGAAGGTGATTTCTTCAACTCGGATGGTACTCGTGGATATGGACTGTTCATGGACGCAGAACAGGTTGATGTTTCTCTGATTCTGCTTGGCGCTCCTGATGGTCCAGGCGAGGACACAGTTCACACCGATCTGGCCAAAAATCTCATTCAACAGATCGCAGAGGCGCGCAAAGACTGCGTAGCATTTGTGACTGCACCATATACAGGTATCTTTGATGAACCAACCGCAGCAGAAGTAACCTCTGAGTTGGTTGACTGGCGCAACGATACTTTCAATGTTTCCAGTTCATATGCAGTAATCGACAGCGGATGGAAATATCAGTACGATCCATACAACGACAAGTACCGTTGGGTTCCGCTGAACGGTGACACCGCAGGTCTATGCGCTCGCACAGATTCTGACCGCGATCCGTGGTATTCGCCAGCCGGATACAACCGTGGTCAAATCAAGCGTGTGGTCAGGTTGGCTTTCAATCCCAACAAGACTCAGCGTGACGAACTGTACCAAGCAGGAATTAATCCTGTGGTATCCTTCCCTGGCCAAGGCACAGTTCTCTTCGGAGACAAAACTGGTCTTGCCAAGCCAAGTGCATTCGACCGTATCAATGTACGCCGCCTGTTCATTGTGCTAGAGAAGGCAATTGCTACAGCATCGAAGTTCCAACTGTTCGAGTTCAATGATGAATTCACACGCGCTTCGTTCGTGTCACTTGTTGAACCGTTCCTGCGCGATGTTCAGGGTCGTAGAGGTCTAACAGACTTCAAGGTTATTTGCGATACAAGCAATAACACCCCTGAAGTAATCGATAGCAACCGCTTCGTAGCAGACATCTTTATCAAGCCTGCTCGTTCAATCAACTTCATCACTCTGAACTTTGTTGCTACACGCACAGGTGTAGACTTCTCGGAAGTAGCGGGTGGTATCTGAATCATTCAAGGTAACTAAAGGAGAATTAAATGCCAATTAACATAACAGATTTTGCAGCAAACCTAAGAGGTGGCGGCGCTCGCCCAAACCTATTTCAAGTCTTTTGTGGTAGCGCACCAAAGATCGGCGGCTCGCAGGCGCTGGCCAAAATAAGTTACTTATGCAAGGCAGCATCAATTCCGTCTTCAGAAGTAACTAAAATTGCTGTTCCGTACCGTGGCCGCAACATCTATGTTGCGGGTGTTCGCCAGTTTGAAGAAACATGGAACACCACAGTCATCAATGACACCGACTTCATTATTCGCCGCGCAATGGAAGCATGGCAGAATGCCATCCACTCACACGAAGGTAACATCGGTGAAACCGACATCAGTAGATACAGCACTGACATCACGGTGACACAACTGAACCATCTTGATGGTAAGGCATTGCGTACCTACAAGTTCAAGCACGCTTGGCCAACCAGTGTTGCCGCAATCGAACTTGCAGCAGATAGCAACGATGCCATTGAAGAGTTTGAGATTCAATGGGCATACTCGTGGTGGACGAACGCCCAACCCGATAGCGGAAGCAGCCGTGATGGTGAGGCTGGTCAGATCACGACTTCGTAATCGGAGTCTACATACGAGTGAGGAGATTTTACTATGGCTTTGAGCGATCTGTTTGGCTTTCCACTAGGTAGACGGCGCAAAGAGAACAGCGATTCAGAAATAGGGGGCAACAGCAGACTAAAATCTGTTGTAGCCCCTAATTTTGATGAAGGAACTGCTTCTGTAGAAATTGCACCGTCAGGATTTTATGCGTCCACTCTAGATCTTGATTGCCAGATCAGGGATGATAATACCCAAATTACACAATACAGAAGCATGGTCAACCACGGCGAAATTGAAAGCGCCGTGGACGATATCATTAACGAAGCCATTGTTACTGAAGAAGGAACTCCAACGGTTCGTCTAATTCTTGATGATATCGAAATGTCTGAGAAGGTAAAAGATGCTATTCGCCAGGAGTTTAACAAGATTCTCAGAATGCTTGACTTCAATAATCGCGGATATGAAATCTTTCGCAAGTGGTATGTGGACGGTCGCATCTATTACCACATGATCATTGATCCCGATCAGCAAAGCAAAGGTATTCAAGAGTTACGGTTTGTTGATCCTATAACCATTCGCAAAGTTCAAGAAGTCAAGAAAGAAAAACAACCAGGCACAAACATTGACCTGATCGGAGATGTGCAAGAGTATTTCTTGTTCACGCCCGAAACCAAACCAGGCATGGGGATCGGCCAGGCAGTCAAGATCAGTCCTGAGTCTATTGCATATATCAATTCAGGACTATTTGATCCCATCAAAAAACTCATTATCAGTTACTTGCACAAAGCAATCAAACCACTAAACCAGTTGCGTATGATTGAAGATGCTGTGGTGATCTATCGTATCTCTCGCGCACCTGAGCGCCGTATTTTCTACATCGACATTGGTTCTTTGCCCAAGATGAAGGCAGAAGAATACATGAGAAGTCTGATGAACAAGTACCGTAACAAACTGGTTTATGATGCTGCAACAGGCGAACTCAGAGATGAAAAGCGTCACATGAGTATGCTTGAAGACTACTGGTTGCCACGCCGTGAAGGCGGCAAAGGCACCGAGATTCAAACGCTACCAGGCGGACAGAATCTTAGCGAGATGCAAGATGTGGAATACTTCAAGAAGAAACTGTATCGTTCGCTGAATGTTCCTATTTCTCGCTTAGAAAGCAATAATGGATTCAATCTTGGTAAATCTAGTGAAATCACCCGCGATGAACTCAAGTTTTCCAAGTTTGTCAGCAAACTACGCAGCAAGTTCAACGGACTGTTCTTGCAGATTCTGCGTAAACAACTCACCATAAAGAAGATCATCAGACCTGAAGAGTGGCCTGACATTGAGTTTAAGATTCACTTGGACTATCTGAGAGACTCACACTTCACCGAGTTAAAGAATGTTGAGATTATGAAAGGCCGTCTAGAATTGTTGAGCGGAGTAGACAACTATTTGGGACGCTACTTCTCTACTGCATGGATTCGCAAGCACATTCTTATGCAACCTGAAGAGTTGGTTGCAGAATTGGATACACAAGTGACTGCCGAAAAGAAACTAGGCATCATTAGTGGCGAACGCGACACCGCTCAAATCAAGACCCGCATTGATGCTCTTGAAACCATTGACAAGTATATTGGTAAGTACTACTCGCTTGGATACATTCGCAGAAACATTCTGCAACAGAACCCATCTGAGATTGCTGCTATGGACAAGGAAATCGAAACAGAAAAAACGGCAGGTATCAAGCCAGAACCTCGTGCCGATCTTATCAAAGCACTTGGTGGTGCAAAGGCATATGGTGCGGGATACGATCAAACTCCCAACAATGTCACCAAAGATGTGGATACAGGGTTAGACACTATTGGATCAGACAAAGATCCGTCCATGAGTGTTGATCCTAACGATCCAAATGCTCCGCAAGATACACAGTCGCAGTCTGTTGCTCCCACCAATGGAGAACCAACAGGTTCAGGTGGTGCTGCGGTACAAGATACTGCTTTGAATGGAGCGCAAGTAGACAGTTTGCTTACCATTGTCACCAATGTGAAAATGAGACTGTTGCCCAAAGAAGCAGCGAAAGCACTCGTTGGTGCAGCATTCCCGTCACTTAAATCTGAACAGATCAACGCCATCTTTGATCCCATCGAAGTGGATAAGGCACCACCCCCTGTGGTTCCACAAGCACCAAACATTCCTGGCGCAAAACCTGCTGCTCCCAAAGCACCAAAGAAACCAAAGGTGTAATCAATGCCAACTCCAATCTATGACATCTATGCCGAGCAAGGTGCCAAGTTAGAAATTGAGTTTTTGTACGAGGACTCAAATGAAAATGGAGTAAATCTTACAGGAGCATCAGGATACACCCATGGCCATATGCAAGTAAGACGATCCACAGAAGAAACAAGTACGGAAGTGATTTTGGAAGTGGAAGATGATGATGCTTCGGTGTTGGGAGTCACAGGATACTCAGGAGAATTTACCTTGACATACGGGGGAATCACAGGCAATATCCTGTTAGAAGTGGATGCAGAAACCATGGCCTCGGTTCCACCTGGCAAGTACTTTTACGAGATTCAGTTGATTGCAACATCAAATCCGCTGAAATTGCTACGAGGACGATTCATCGTGGAGCCAGGAGCGATACGATGAGATATCGGGTAAGAATAACACAAGCCAGAACTCCACTTGTAATCGTTAGAACCATAAATAGGATTACGATACGGCAACAAACGCCCGAATCCCGTGTGGTTTGGTTCTAACCATAAGGAAAACAGATGTCTGATAGCACAATCAAGATTAAGCGTAGCACTGGCACAACTGCACCCGCAGCCGGTACAGATATTGTGATTGGTGAACTTGCCACCGCGATGGATAGCAGCGGTAATGGTGCAAATAACAAGGTATATCTTGGCATCCAAAACGCAAACGAAGGCACCACAGCAGTTGCCATTGGCGGTAAATACTACACCGATGCCATTGACAATCTTGCTGTTTTCAAGACCATTGCAGTTGGAGGTGGAGGACAGTCTAGCATTGTTGCAGACTCTTCTACCGATACGCTGACCATCGCAGGTGGTGCAGGTATCGTCATTACCACAGACGACAGCACAGATACTCTCACCATCACAGCAACTGATGCAGGTGGCACAGTAACCAGTATCACTCCCGCAGCAAGCAACGGCAGCGGAACTGCGATCACCACAAGCGGCACCATTACTGTTGCAGGTACTGCCAACGAAGTTGAAACTTCTGTAAGCGGCACAACCATTACTGTTGGTTTGCCCGATAGCGTCACAATCACTAGCAATCTGACTATCGGTGGTAATCTCACCGTTAACGGCTCTACTACCACAGTAAACTCTACCACCATCACAGTGGATGATCCTGTGTTTACACTTGGTGGAGATACGGCTCCAAGCAGCGATGACAACTTAGATCGCGGCATTGCTTTCCGTTGGTATGATGGTAGCGAGGCTCGTCTTGGATTCATGGGATGGGATGATAGTGCCCAAGCCATTGTTTTATTCAAACAAGCAAGTAATACAAATGAAGTGTTTGGTGATGATACCTCTGTCGGTGGCGAAGTAGCGACTCCTTTAGAAACCAAAGCCAAACTGCATATAGGTAACACTATCAGACTTCATGGTTTAACCACAGGTGCGAATCGTTATATTGATCTCACTTGCTCTCCAACGGCAGAACGCACAATAACTATCCCTGATGTGACAGGCACACTGGTTTCCACAGGAAATCTAACCGCAATCACAACCACAGGAACCATCACAAGCGGTACATGGCAAGGTAGTGTGATTGCAGGACAGTACGGTGGCACAGGAGTAGCAAACACAGGTAAAACCCTCACACTCGGAGGAAACTTTACACACTCTGGCGCGCACACTTTAGGACTTACCA